TGTACATATCCTTTTACAGAACCACTATAATAAGATGAACCAGTTACTGCCCATCCACCATCAATAGAAGCAGATGTTGTTACTCTTAAAGTTCCATCTAAGGTTAAAGAACCTGATACGAACTGTGAACCACTTTGTGTAGTATCTCCTAAGTGATTTACAGAACCTGTAAGTTGTTGATTACCAGTTTGTTGTGAATCACCACTTAAAGTAGTACTTCCATCTATTACAAGTGAACCTGTAATGGTTACATCACCATCAATTGATTGAGAACCAAAGAAGTTATTTGAACCTGTGGTTGCGTGTGTGTTAGCATCATTAACTAAATCTATAATTCTTGTATCTACCGAACTTGAGAACGGTTCAAATACTGATGAAGTCCAAGATGATTCTAATTTTGTATCTATCAGTATTGATTGTGAATCTAATTGATTTTGTACTGATTGTGTGTATGGTTCAAATACTGAACCTGTCCATAATGAAAACGAAGCAGTATCAATAACAAGTGATTGTGAGAATAACTCTAATGCATCTAATCTATCATCAACAGAACCACTAAAAGGAATAAACACAGAACCAGTCCAAGAACTTGGTAGTGCATCTTGTACGATTTGTTCTAATTGGTCCTCAACCGATGCTGAGAATATTAAGAACGAACCTGTATCTAACTTTTCGTTGATTCTTAAATCTGTATCTTTGGGGTTTCCTGCTAAGTAATGTAAGTTTGGAACATATACTGAACCACTAAATATTTGTGTATCTGATGGTTCATCACCTAAGATGTTTGAACCACTTGAGAAGATTACAGATGCTGATTCAGTAATTGTATGTATCTCATATGCTGATAGAGAACCACTAATGGTTACATCTCCTTTAAAATGTGTATCAGTACCACTAACAGTAAAAGCATCCTTTAGAGAGGATGTATATAGTTCTATTGCATCTACTCTTTTATCATGGTCTGATGCAGTTGCTTCTACTTCATCTAATCTTAAATCAACAGATGCTGAATAAGTTTCTACATTTCCTATACCACTAATGGTAGAAGATGATATATCAGATTCTACAAACAAAGAACTTGTTAAGGTTACATTATAAGAACCTGTTTCTATTGATATACCAATCCCATTACCTAAACCATCTTGTAGTTGGAAATCAGATTGAGAGGCAAAACCTTGAGTTGAATCTGCAAAGTTTACTAACCCCTTATAGGATTGTGATATATATAAATTACTTAAATCACTCATATCTCTTTATTTCTTTTTTAAGTGTACTGCCACTTTCTTAATGCTTCATCTATATGTCCACCATCCCATCGTTCAGGAGTTGTACTCCATACTTTGGGAGATATCCAAAGTTCACAATTCTCACAAGTTTCATAATCCTCGTAAGGAAGAGCTAAAACAGGAAGATTGTAAAAATCCCAATCATCTCTACCTTCTATCTCTTCTAATATTTCAAAACATCTTAGATACTCATAAGATGTTAAATCTACTCTTGCGTTCGGTGTATATTTGGTACTGAATACCTGTCCTACCGAACCTGTTGTATTTAATACTGCATTGTATAACTCACTTGTTTCACAATCTTGTATTTTAAAATACTGCCCCTCAGGGGCTATCAAAAAAAAAAGACAACGATTTTTATCATTGTGACAAGTTAGGTTGAAGGTTGCTGACCAACCGGCCAACCCATTATCAAACCTATCCACGAAGGGTTCACAACTGATATCACCGAATATCTCAAATCCCTCTACTTTATTTTGTGTGTATGATGTTAAATCATTTATTACTGCTAATGTATTAGCATGTATATCAACCACATCATCAGTGCCATAATAAGGAACTGATTGTTCATTCGTTCTCCCATCACTTTCGTTCTGTAATACTTTATGTTTATCTGCAACAATGAGTTGAATACGATAATCTGTTGTACTCTGTCCAAAGGTTGCATCTTGTATCATCACATTACCAACAGGATACTCTGGAAATTGCATATTATCTATTGAGAACACATCTCCTTGAGTTACATGAGAAATCGAAGGATGGTTCTTCATTATAGTTTTAAAGAAGTTAAGAGTGTTGTAATACAACGTAAAGTTTGTATCACCTTTCTTAACTATCTGTGCCTGTGCTGGTGTTTGTGATGGTGTACTCATATCTTATAAGTTTATTCCTCCAAAGTATTGGTTAGATTGGTCTGGATAAATCTGTGTTGTATCCCCAACCGATTGTAAATACTCAGGTATCTGTGATGATTTAGCTAATAGAAAATCTTGTAATCTTGTAGAGTAATATCCTGCATTATCTAATGCTTTACTCAATAGGTAATCTACTTCATTCTTTCCTGGTGATACAGATGTTTCACTAATGTGTTTTACTGCACCATTTGATTTGAATGAGATTGCACTGAATGGAATATACTCAACACATGAATACCAAATCAATGTTGGTTTTACATAATCTTGTACAAGTGTTTGATATATACCACTAAATGAATCACCTGCTTCTATATCATCTTGTAATTTATTGTAAAGAACAGTACCCAAAAGATTTAACAAGTATTTCTCTTGTGCAGTTCTTACAAAAGGTAAAAGTGCATCAGCATCAATTGCTCCACCAAGTGGTGTGTTCTTGATGATATCGTTTCGTGTTATGAATAATCCAAATGCCATAATTCTTAAATTTTATAAATCCTCGTAGTTTCTAGTGAAACCAAAATCTGAGAATCTTCTGATATTATCTTCTGATTCCATCTCAGTTGTTTCATCGTTCTGCATTGATTCATTAACCTCTTCTTGTACTGTTTCAATATCCTCTCCAGTATCTTCTGCTGTATCTGAAAGAATAACCAAAGGTGTTAATTGGTCAAAGTATAAATCTTGTTTACCCCATCCACCTTCTACCAATGCTTTATCTATTGCAGTTAGTATCAATTGTTGGAAAGGTTGTATTGTCATTGTTTGGAAGATTGAAAATGCTGTTTTCATTTCTTCTGCTTGAGAAGAGAATCCATTTGCTGCAGTTCTAATACCAAACAATAAAGGTGATACGATTCTGTGTGCAACCAAGATTCTATCTTGGGCATATTCTGCAACGTATTGATACTTCTCGTGAAGGTTCTCAATAGGAATGGTATCAATGGTTGGCTTGTTGATTGCATCATCGTTAAATGATACCATAAACCTTCCAGCGTTTCTTGTACCACTAAACTTATTCTCTAACAATGATTCAATCGTCTGTCTTTCTTCAGGTGCAGGTACTCCGTTATTGAAGTTTACCATAGCAACTGGTAAGAATCCATTCTCAATATTGTTGAGGTGTAAGTTAGATAATTCTGCTTCTGTAAACGAGTATTGTAATGCAGATATCCAATCTGGTAAGGAGTAATAGTATCTGTTTGGTTCGTACTCTTTAATGAAAAGAATTTCTCTTTCTTCTGTTGAAGTACCGAAAGAAGGAATACGAATCTTTTCTTTTTGTTTTCTTGTATCGTTCCAATCAGTACAATAGTAGTAAGCTTGTACTTTAGTTACACCATGTAATTTCTCTGCACGAAGTGTTTGAACAGGAACGTGGAATAATTTAGTAATCTTTGTATGTTCTTTATTCCACATTACTTGGAAAGCAGCATTACCATAGAGTTTGATATCAAAAGAAACTCTTCTTAAATCTTCTGCTGGTATTAACTTTGCAAGTGTATCTTCGAACTCTTCGTTATCTGTAATTAATCCTTTACCATAGATTAAATCTGCTACACCTTCTATACAAGCTGCATTAGTTGTAGATGTATTATATGCTTCTGTTAACATATCATAGTAGTCATCTTGGTGGTGAATACCAACAGGTACCCATTGATATCTTGTTTTGATATCTTCTGTTACAATTGGTACTTCCTCCCTTGTAAAGTTTACCACAGAAAAGTTTTGTTGTTGTTTCATAATACTATATAATCATTATCTGTTTCATAAGATACATACCCATCGTTTTGAGTATTATATACTGTCTTATCTATTGACTGTGATGCATATACTTGGATACTACCTCTCCATATTGAACCACTAACTGTATCAGTTAAAGTTGCCAAGAACTCTTGTGCCGTTCTTACCGAACCTTCTAAGGATTGTGAGAACGTTAAAATGTTTTCATAGGGATTGAATGAATACGAACCACTTAAATCATATGATGAGGTTGTATGTGTCATCATATCATATAAATCTAAAGTAATGGTTGAACCACTACCTGTATTCTCTGTTCTTACTACGAATTCGTTCGATTGGGATATGTAATAACTAAGCATTATCTCCTTATTATCTCGTTTTAACTTATAACAATCTCAACAGAACTTATAGTAAAAAGAAAACCCCTCTCACTAAGAGAAGGGTTTTTTATTTAAAAGTGTATCTTCTGATATACCGTTAACTTACGATGCTACTATCGTTGGTGCAGTTACTAACCCAGCGAATGGGTCTGTTGCAGTTGCTCCGTTTAGGAATGCTGCTGGTAACGCTTCTTCACCGGTGAACGTCATTGAATAACCATAAAGGTCTCCAAGTGCTGCTCCAGTCTGAATTGTACCTGCAGTTAAATCTGCTCCATTTACTTCACCTACTAATAGTGCTTCTCCGTTCTTAGTATGAACGATGATTTGTGGTCTACCATAAGCTAACAACTTCAACTGAGTTGTCATCTCGTTAGTTAACTTTTTCAAGTTAACAGTTAACTCTTGTGAAAAGAATGTTGTTCCATTTTCACGAGATGAGTTTACAGTCTCAGTATAAGCAGAAGTACCTTTTAGCTCATATTTGTACACAGTATATCCAGCCAAGTCATCAACTTCACCGTCTGTGTTTTTATCGAAAGAGCCAGTAGAGTAATTGATAAAATAAACGGCTTGTAAACCACCTATTGATTCTTTACATACTTCTTCTCTTCCTGATGTTATTAAACATGCCATATCGGTCTCCTGTTTTTAAATGTTAAACTTATGTTATAGTAGGTTAAATGCTGCTACTTCAT